CTAATATTATTATCATTGCTTGAAGCTTCTGCGTTTTCAAGTTGATCTTGTAAACGGGCTCCTTCAGCTCTGAGTAAAATAAGTCGGCCTTGTAAAGCGTCAATGTCAGCCATGGTTTCTCCTAGTATGCTTTATTTACCTGGATGGAAAACGGCTAAGTTAATGATTGACAACCCCACTCAAACCTGTATAATAAGTACATTCCTACGGAGATTTCAATGGCTATCAAGCAACCAAAAAAAGTAAACTACCTCAATAACCGTGACATTTTGAAAGAAATTCACCGCAGTAAAAACACCTACTGTTCATATCTTGATCGAGAAACTGATCATCAATACGATATTATTCTGCCCAGTGTAGACAAGATTAATCAACGCACCGTAGCAGAAGCAAGACGCAACCGCGCGGATCGGATCAAAAGAGAAACCGGAGAAATACTAGATCCTAAAAAGGATATAGCAAACACAGATCTTGTGTTTCGTATTACTTGTTGGGAACACATTCCTAAAGTGCCAAAAAAACTCACAAAAGCTCAGGAAAAGAAAAAATCAAAACTTGAAGAACTATTAGAAATGGATGATGTGGACTATGAGGATGATGGCTTACAAGAACTCATGGAAGATGTCAAGCAAGATCTCAACTATGTAAAACTGCCATTCCCACCATTCTATCATTATCGCATAGACGAAAACAAAGTGCCTTACCTAGTAGGCAAAAGTCATTGGAAAGGAGACCTAGATTCCGGAGAATTTTGCAAAGATCATGGCATGATGACTCCAAAACTAGCGCACATGTTTATTAAGCTCTGCGAGCGTTATGCCACACGAAGCAACTGGCGTGGCTATACCTACAACGAAGAAATGCGTGGGCAAGCACTGCTACAACTTAGCCAGATTGGATTGCAGTTTGATGAATCAAAATCACAGAATCCATTTGCTTATTACACAGCGGCAATTACCAATAGTTTTACACGGGTGTTAAATATTGAAAAGAAAATGCAGAACATCCGTGATGACATTTTGGAACAAAATGGTTTGAATCCAAGTTATACTAGACAATTTAAAAACAGCCGCGAAGCAAAGGTACTTGCAGAGTACGAAGCTAACGGCCTTGGCGAAGAATAAAATATGAGCAAACTATTTGATAGTGCAATAGTGTTTACGGATATTCACTTTGGATTGAAGAGCAACAGCCTTCTACATAACCAGGACTGTGAAAAATTTGTAGAGTGGGTCATTGAAACAGCAAAACAACGAGCCATCACGACTGGACTATTTCTTGGCGATTGGCATCATCATAGAGCTAGTATTAACCTTCATACTCTTGATTATTCATTGAGAGCACTGGAAAAACTCAATGCGGCATTTGATCGGTTTTACTTTATTCCTGGCAATCACGATTTGTACTACAGGGATAAGCGTGACATCACTGGAGTAGAGTGGGCAAAACATTTACCCAACATCCACATCTGCAACGATTGGTTTCAAGATGGTGATGTAGTAATCGCTCCATGGCTGGTGGGTGACGACCACAAACGCATACAAAAGATGAGTGCCCAGTATATATTTGGGCACTTTGAACTGCCTCATTTCAAAATGAATGCAATGGTGGAGATGCCTGACCACGGTGAGGTAAAAGCAGAACACTTTGGACAGTATGGAAAGGTGTTCTCAGGACACTTCCACATGCGTCAAACCAAGAACAACATCAACTACATTGGCAATGCTTTCCCGCACAACTTTAGTGACGCAGGAGATGCAGAGCGTGGTTGCATGATACTTGATTGGGGCGGCGAACCTGAATATCTTGCTTGGCCCGACCAACCACTGTACAAGGTGTTGGATCTCAGCACTGTGATTGATAATGCTAGCACCATACTCAAGCCCAAGATGCATGTGCGTGTAAACTTGGATATTGACATCTCATACGAAGAAGCAAACTTTATCAAAGAAAAGTTTGTTTCAGACTACAACCTACGTGAGATGGCACTGATACCGAACAAACGTGGCGCACTTGAAGACACAGTAAGTGTTGGAGAAATTAAGTTTGAAAGTGTGGATCAGATTGTGACAGATCAGATCACACACATTGAAAGCGAGTTTTACGACAACAAATTGTTGCTTGAGATATACAGGCAGTTGTAGATGCTTGAAACCATCACCGATAAAGATTTTGGTAATTTAATTGGGTCAAAAGTTGACAAAGACATTGCTGATTTTTTGCAAGAGAAGTATAACATATTAGATACTCTCAATTCAACTTACTTTGATGAAGATATGTTTACCATGTTGCCAGCAACTTTAGAAAAAAGTCGTAAAGATGTCTTTGACCCTGATGATAGATATATCTTGGTGCTGTTTGATTGTTATTATTACCTCGAAAGTCAAAACTTATTTTTGTACAACTTTGTTAAGATGTGGAAATACTTAGACATTCCTGCATACACTGCTTGTTTTAACCAACAATTTTGGCATCACCGACGAGTTCATGAACTATTTTCAAGATAATCCTGATAATGATAAGCCAACTGTGATTGAAACTTTTTATAATCCAATTTCCTACAGGAACCAAAAAACACCTATGATGCCTGATAATTTTGAGGATATTGATTATCACTGTTTACATTTAGCAGCTGGCACACCAAGGCCTCATCGTCACATATTACACGATTTTTTGCAAAAACAACACATGGATAAAACTGTTTTATCAATTGAAGGAATAGTCTGAGTTGCGCAAGACAATCAACAATCCAGTCTTAATATATACCAAACCTTGGGTAAGAACAAATGAGTCATACCTTGACGGTAGTATAGATTACACTATTCCGTTGCAGGATTTTTCACACAAGTTAATTGCAGATGCATCCAGGTCTGGGGATCGTCCGTTTGTGTGGTCTTTTTATAAAAAAATTGCGTTGGAATTGGTGTCAGAAACAATTTTTCATTACCCTTATCCTTATGTGTCAGAAAAAACGTTAAGACCAATGTTGAATCATCGTATGTTTATTATTGCTGGTCCTGCAGGAATGTTACAATTACTCAAACAAAAAGGATTCGAAACATGGGGGGATCTAATTGACGAAAGCTACGACAGCATCAGTGATCCAGTGCAAAGATTAAAACAGGTAAGGCAGGCTTTGGATAATTTTCTAAATTTAGACATTGAGATTATAAAACAATACTTACAAAACAACAAGGACAAACTTCGGCACAATGCTGAACATATTGCAGAGCTAAAACAACAAGAACTTGCAGGTATAAGGAAAAAACTAGGATAATGTATTCAGTATATCAACACTGGGATCCGTTAGACACAGCTATCGTTGGCAAAACTTATCCTCCAGAATTTTACTCCTGGGTAAAAAATACAGTAACTAGAAATCGTTTTGAAAAACTTGCTGAAGAAACCGAAGAAGACTACCAATACCTGATTCATCTTCTGAAGAACAAATTTGGCGTTACTGTTTACCGTCCTGAATTTCCAGAGGATATGCAAGAACTTTGGATTGAAGACAAGTGGGTACAACCACCTACTGCACCTCGTGATTACTTTATACAGATTCACGATAAATTTTGGGTACCTAAACACCCAAATGCCAGCCATGCTTGGAGCACTTGCTATAGACAAAACAAACAAGAGTGGATGGAAGACTTTGTTAGGCCACAGGATTTTTATAACACCTATCCTGAGTACGAATCCAGAATGAAAGATGCCCTTGCCACGTTTGCAATAAAAGATCAAAAGCATCTTGACGCAAAACTAGGTTTTTACTCGCATATATTTGAAGAAATTGAACGCAATTCAAAAATTGAATATACAGATCTTGACTTTATCAATGGATGCTTTGTGAGTCGATTAGGTGATCATTTATACTTTGCTACACAAACCTATTACGATAACAAGGATGATATCCTACAGCAGGTAAATTCACTATTTCCAAACACCACAAACAAGGTTGTAAACGCAGGTGGTCATGGAGATAGCGTATACTGTCCTGTGACACCAGGCTTGATTATCAGTCTAAACGACATACCTACCTACTCTGACACGTTTCCAGACTGGGAGGTTGTTTATTTGCCTGACAGCGAATACGCACACATGCGCAAGTTTGAACGCAGTATGAAAATCAACAAAGGACGTTGGTTTATGCCTGGATTTGAAAAAGATCAAAATTTGATACACATGGTAGATCATTATTTTGACGAATGGGTAGGGGAAGTTCACGAAACAGTATTTGATGTAAACATATTAATCGTTGATCCAAAAAACATTGTGGTTAGTGCTCATAACGACCGTGTAGAAAATGCCTGTGCTCGATATGGCATTGATGTGCATGTTGCTCCGTTTAGACACAAATATTTTTGGGACTGCGGAATACACTGTGTGACCAATGATATCAATCGCAAAGGTTCGATAAACAAACTATTTTGAAAAACTGTATCTTTATAGTAAACTGTAACGTATGATCCATATAAAAGACCTCACGGTAAAAAACTTTATGAGTGTGGGTAATGCCACACAAGCTATCAACTTTGACAGACAAGACCTTACACTGGTACTGGGTGAGAACTTGGATTTAGGAGGCGATGGTAGTCGTAATGGCACAGGTAAAACCACAATCATCAATGCACTCAGTTATGCATTGTATGGCAGTGCATTAACTAACATTCGCAAGGACAACTTGATTAACAAAACCAATGGCAAGAACATGTTGGTAAGTTTAGAGTTTGCGGTTAACGGTCAAGAATATCGTGTGGAGCGTGGGCGAAAACCTAACCTGCTGAAGTTTTTTGTAAACAATCAAGAGCAGGAAACAACAGACAACGCCCAGGGCGACAGCAGACAAACACAAGCAGAGATTGAACGTATACTGGGTCTCAGTCACGATATGTTCAAACATGTGTTGGCGCTGAACACATATACAGAACCGTTCTTAAGCATGCGAAGCAATGATCAACGTGCTATTATTGAAGAACTGTTGGGTATAACATTACTTTCGGAACGTGCTGAAACAATCAAAGAACGTATAAAAGAAACCAAAGATGCGCAAAAAGAAGAAGAAATGCGCATCAAGGCGGTACAGGAAGCAAATAAACGCATCGAAGATCAAATTGCAAGTTTGGAAAAACGCAGGAGTCTTTGGGAACGCAAGAAAACCGAAGACGTAGAAGAGTTAACCACTGCTATTGACAGCCTAAGCCATGTAGACATTGATGCAGAGATCGCCGCACACAGGGCTTTAGATGCATTCTATAACACCAAAAAAGCCATTGAAGATGCATACAAATGGATACGCAGTATTGACCAAGACAATGCTAAACTAGAAAAATTACAAGCAAAACTAGAAAAAGAAATTGAAGATTTACAAAGTCACAAGTGTTATGCCTGCGGACAAGAATTGCACGATAACAAGCACGAAGAGATACTTGCAAGCAAACGCGAAACACTAGAAGAAACAGCACAGCACATAGTTGACAACAAAACACAAGAGCAAGAACACAGAGATACTCTTGCTGAACTAGGTGAACTGGGCACTGCACCCACGGTGTTTTATGACACAGTGGAACAAGCATACGAACACCAGAACACACTTAGTGGACTAAAACAACAACTAGAAAATCGCAGTGCTGAAACAGATCCCTACAGTGAGCAGATTGAAGAAATGAAACAACAGGCGCTTCAGTCTGTGAACTATGATGTTATAAATGAACTAACAAGACTGCAAGAACATCAGGACTTCCTGTACAAACTGCTTACAAACAAAGACAGTTTTGTGCGTAAACGTATTATTGATCAAAACCTCAGTTATCTGAATGCAAGGCTAACACATTACCTTGATAGGATTGGTTTGCCGCACCAAGTGGTTTTCCAAAACGATTTGAGCGTAGAAATCACAGAGCTTGGCAGAGACTTGGATTTTGACAACTTGAGTCGCGGAGAACGCAACAGACTTATACTTTCGATGAGTTGGGCCTTTCGAGACGTATGGGAGAGCTTGTACAAACCTATCAACCTTCTGTTTATTGACGAGTTGGTTGACTCGGGTATGGATACATCAGGTGTTGAAAACGCACTTGGATTGCTTAAACATATGGCTCGTGAGCGACACAAGAGTGTTTGGCTGGTTTCGCACAAAGATGAGCTTGCTGGCCGTGTAGGTAATATTCTCAAAGTGATCAAAGAAAATGGATTCACTAGTTACAATACAGACGTGGATGTTTTATGAGTTATATTAGTGTAGCAACAGACATTGCAAAAGGCGGAAACTTTTTGTCGTGGTCAATCCGATATCTCAACGGACAAAATGAATACTACTACGATTCCTATGATAAAGTTATTGCTCTTTCGCCAAATCCTTTAACACAAACAAACTCACACAATCATTTAGAAAACCATCCAGTTAGCCTCGAACATCTGCACCGTTCAATTGATAAAGTTTCCACACGGAAAGACTTAAATTTATTGTACACGCATATCATCCGGGATGACGAACATTTGTTAGACATCAAACAAACAAAACTTTTGTATGAGAATGTGCAGCAGACAGCACAATCTATCTGCTTGTTATATAATCCTCCAGAAAATATTTTATACGACTGTTCAACAAACACCAGGACTACAATGACTGTTTTTGTTAATGGCAACGAAGAACGCATTAGAACTCCAGAGCAATGGAAGGAATGGTTTATTGATCAGTACTTCTTAAAAGACAAACAATCATGGAGCAAACAAAGTTTTAATAATATCTGGGATGAACGAGAGTTTTTATCCTTGAACATTAGACCATTTCAAAAACAAACAGTAAAAGACTTAACCAATTTACAAGCGGACTTTGTTTTTACCACTACAGAAATTTGGACTGGTTTTGATAATATTGTACACACTTTGTTAGACTGCTTACAACTAGGTTTTGATCAAAAAAGATACAGCTCTTGGCTGCCTATCTATAAACAATGGCAAGAAATACACAAACAAAAACTTTTATTTTGTAGGTGCTTTGATGAAATAGTTTACAACATCTTACATAACAAAAATATGGATTTAGAATCTTTAGACCTAGATATTATGCAAGAAGCGGCAATACAGCATTATATGATTTTCTTTGAAGGATTAAACTTTAAAACATGGCAATTAGAAAAATTTACAAACACTACTCAGTTGCATAGTTTATTAGAACCAAACATACATGAAATTAAAACGTATAATTTTGCATAGCTGGTCATCTGATATAAGTACACACCCAGAGGAGCACTATGGATTGGACCTATAATGGTAAGGTGGTAGAAGAACTACCCAAAGACTGCGAAGGATTTGTTTACCTTATCACCAATCTAACAAACAACCGCAAGTATGTGGGCAAGAAGCTGGCTAAGTTTAAAAAGACACGGCCACCGCTTAAAGGCAGAAAAAACAAGCGTAGAGAAAAAATAGAAAGTGATTGGCAGGATTACTGGGGCAGTTCAGACAATCTAAAGGCAGACGTAGAAAAATTAGGCGCAAATAAATTCACAAGAGAGATCTTGCACTTTTGTAACAGTAGAGGCTTGATGAGTTATCTGGAAGCAAAAGAGCAGTTCGACAGACGAGTTCTAGAAACAGACGAATACTATAATGGCATTATAAACGTTCGTGTAGGCAGTAGTAAAATTCTCCAAGAAGGCTTGAAAAAGCTAGACAAACTTTAAACAGCACACAAGGTTAGCGGGCCGGATATACAATACCGCTGTGGAAAAACTGACGAAAACGTAATCAGACACGCAACACGCTGAGCGAAAGCCCATAGGCTGTAGGTTGGCGTAGAACTATTTGCTGTGGTTCGAAAACACATATACTCCTAAAAA